CGCTGATTGATGTTTACCAAGGCTAGCCCGCATCTAGAACCGGATGCAGTTGAGTACCCTGGTAGGAGAATCCCCCCCATAGCTCGTGATCCGACTAGCTAGCTGTGGGGGGAACCATTGGGGCGGGAGAGCTGGCTGTTCTGGTCGGTTTGGTGCCATTCTCTCTTTCCCCGGTTGGGTTAACCCAACCGAAGTCTTTGACGCCCTTCCTCAGGGTAATAGAGGCGTGGATCTCGCTCAATACACACGTTAACTGTAGGTTGGTTGAGCCGGCGTGGAGTCGTCGTTATGGGGGGGCGCCCCCTAATCCCAGTACGGGTCCCTACTGTGAAGGGATCCACCCCAAAAGAGCAGCCCTCTTTCCAAACAACCACAATGAAAAAGTCACTTAAGAATAAACGCCCGGGTAGCTCCGTTAACGGCAAGAACGCAAGCAAACCTCGCAATTCTCTCGACGCTACCATTGTACCTGGGCCTTCGGCCCAAGACTGGAATGACCTCAAGTCCATGGTCGGGGACCTTAATGCAAGGACCCTCCGGAGTCAAGCTTTGCTTGATCGCTTCCTGGCTCGGATGGAACCCGAGCTAGAAGTCCAGTCGAAAGGGGATAAACCTCCCAGTGGATCAGAAGTTGGAAAATCTGAATCCAAGGTTTGTCTCCTTGATCTTGATCCTTCTCCGCAGGTCAAGATCGAAAATCCCTTCCAGGGTTCCAGTGGTGCGAACACGCTTCAGTTGTCTGTTCCACTGGCTTCTGCTCCCGTCATTAATGTTAATGTGGATTTGAACAGTCTCACGGGTTTATTTGAGAAGTTCTTAGCCAGCGCCCACGGCTCCACTAACGAAAGACAGGACCCTGAGAAGTCGGCAGCGGTAACGTTGTCGCCCACTCCTGATGAAACTCCGTCTCCTGGTTCAACGTCGGCAATCATCACGAGTGGAACCGGTGCGCCCGCACCGGCCGGGACACAGCCCACCGCTGTCCCGGGAACGAGCCCACCTCCGTCTGGGGGAGGTGTGCCCAACCCACACGCAGCGCCCCCGCCTGCGGTGTGTGGCCCTTGGAGAGAGCCTACTTTTAGTGTGCGATTTCCGCGAGCAAATTGTGTTAGTGACCACTCTTCTTCTGGTCCTCATGGTTACTTGCGGTCTTGTCTGGTGGATATTATCAGACGGTTTCCGCACTTCAAGACAAAGGATAACCTCTTTCCCAGTATTATACGTCCATGGATTCGAGCTATAGATCCTCTGGAACAGCGTTCTATAGGAGGACCTTTCGGACTCGATGGAAAGAATATTGGGATAGTTTTCAAGGGCCTTGACAAGTTTGTCTCCTTGTATTGGGAAGAGAAGTTGGTTGGCACAGCTCGTGTCAAACGCCGAACTGAAACCCATACAGAAGTCACTTTCTTTGTTGGAGGTATTTATGAATCCTTCAGCTTTCTAAATCCGCCTCGAACTGGAACCCTCGTTTATGAGTGTGGTCCGTTTGCCTGGTGGGAAGATGGCCCTGAGGCGATAGTTGAGCAGCTCAGTCAATTTCAAGAGCGGTCCTGTCAATTCAGTTGGTTTCAACGCCTGCGTGGTTTTCTAAATTTCTCTCGCGACCCGGAGGAGAGAGGTGAGGTTTACCTGCCCCTTTATAACTTTCTCAAAGATCGTTCGGGGAATCGACAGCGGAATGGCATTAATGCATTCTCGCTACCTGTAGCGGGCGCGGCCATCACGGATTCGGAAGAAAGTAAGATGTGGAAACAAGCTTGGGGGGAGGAGATTGACGAGATTTTCGCTCGGACGACAATGACTGCCATATATAATGTGTCAGCTTGTCAAAGACGTGTGGAAGTCATGTCGATCTTCGGAGAGCAGAATACGAAGAATCAATTGGGAGTGAAGGGATCTCCACCAGAAGATATAGCAGCGATTGGCTGGGAACCCAATCTGCGCCTGGTGGGCTATGTGGCGGCTGGTACGGTAGGCCTTTACGGTTTGTATAAGACCGGTTTGATGGGCCGAAGCCTGCGTTTTATGGCGCGGATGGCTACACCTGCTTTGAGTTATTTAGAGTCGGGCGGAACGAGTGAGAAGTTGGTCTCTGCGGGTGCACGAGCCCCTCGCGTTTTGCCTTACTCTGTTCATTTTGACTCTGGCCACCCCATTTGGGATCACATGTACACTATTTTTAGACTCACTGTCTTGGCTCCATTGGCAGAAGAGTGCGCAAAAGAAGTGATCCATCGCCTCATTCCTGGCTGGCGAGGCCAAATTCTCGCCGGTGTTGCCAACTGTATCGGAGATGCAGCTTCTGGCAACGTTGGTCCAAACTTCGCTCTGCATATGGCCAATACATGGTTCGGATGGAAAAATCGAGTTTTAATTCACATGGCTTGGAACTGGTATTGCGTTATAGCGCAATCACTAGTATTCGAGCTCTTCGACAACCACGATGAGTTGGTGCCGTTGGTCGGCCGTTATGAGGTTTCAATACCTTGGGACGACATGAGAGACCGGATAACTCAGATCATTCGGATCGTGCGAGGTCATGCCCCAGCAGCTTCGTGGGGCATTGTGCTTTGTGGTCTTGTTGCGTACACCGCCTTAACTAGGCGTGAACTCATACGCGCGGACCCTACTCGCCATATTCCGGGGATGTTGGATAAATTCGTCGAGCATTATGTCGGCGGAACCCTCCCCTCTCAAGAAGTTGGTATGGATACAAAAGGAAATCCATACGTGTTGCCCAAGATTGCTCCTATCTTGATGCGCGGTTTGGATGGCTTACCCCTTCCACCGAATGCCGTGACACACGAACCAACTATCACATTGTATCGCCAAGATGCTACGCTCCCCCCTGAAGACCGTGTTGGAAAGGAGGGGTTGCGTGTCTATATATCGACTCAGTGTCTGCCAGCTGCCCCAGCAGTTGGTGCGAACTCAATGTGGTTTTCTTTCATGGCTAGGACCTGCAAGATCACTAAAGCACAAAGTCTAGGATTGACTTCCTTTCCTGGTTGGCGAATCCATAACCGTATCTTCTGCGAATGGGGTGTTTTCATCCAAGTAGATGGTCGGTGGACGCTCGAGAGGTGCATTGCATCGATGCCCTCTGAAAAACGGGCCAGGCTGTATAAAGCCTGGGAGGACCGTAAAGAAGGGATAGTTGAGATATGGGTTATGAATGGTTTCATGAAAAGCGATGAGACCTTGCCTTGGAAGCTCTATGAATTCTATGGCAGACCCTGGATCTCAATTAAGCCTCGAGTTATTTTGGATTCGAGTCCCTTTGCCCAAATCACGCTACAACCTCTGATCAAAAGAGTGACTGAAGTTTACAAGGAACACTGGCATTGGACCAAATTTCATCGCATAGGAAACTTTGCGGTGAGTATTTGGTTCGCCAGCGGCGCTCTTCCTGTTGAGTTTGACCGTTGGATCGAATTTGCTGAGGGGTTTTCCGGGTGGATTGTCATCGTTTCTGGCGATGACTCCCTGTTGAGAACTCCATGGGCGATTTGGTTCGAATGCGATTTCTCAATGTTTGATCAAGCACAAGTCCTACAGTGTATGCGGGAGGAATTGGATTTCTTCCGTTGGCTTGGAGCCACACTCGAGGAATTGAAGGCGTTGAAATGGGAAGCTTCGGCCCCCGTTATATATGAGTGTAGACACACGGGTGTTAAAATGAAATGCCCGCGTCCAAATTGGAGTCGCTGCACTGGCTCAGGCAACACAACGTTCGGCAACAGCAAGAACACTGTCATTGCGATGCTGGGAGCTGCTATGGACCTCTGGGAGCTCAAGATGTCCCAGGGTGTTTCTCCTCATTTTTCGGCTGAGGAGTTAACCAACCAGCTTCTTCTGTCTTTTGGTCTTGAAGCGAAAGCTCAACAGACTTGTATTGAAGGCATGTCGTTTTTGCGTATGTGTTGGTGTCGCGGAGTCGACGGAAAATTTCACACGATGCCCTGTCCTTCACTGGCTGTCAAACTGGGCAAGGTGCAAGGGTCTTTGAAGAGTCTTTGCAGAGGCATTCCTCGTTGTGACGTTGACCGTGCTCTGTGCATGGGCCTGGCTTTGAGCCCAGGGGATTTCCCTATTGATTATCCCATCCTGGGAGCCTTTAAACAGGCTCTCCTTCGACTGGCCGGAGATGTTCACATTCCTCCTGAGCTTCTAGAGAAGATGCGCCAGCGTTTTTGGGGTGATTATCGTCCTGGTGGACAGTACTACCAGGGAGACGTGCGTGAGGGAGCTTATGTTACGTTTTTCAATCGTTATGGATTGACGAAAGAGGAAATTCTGGAAATGGAAAGTCAATTACATGCTGTGTGTAAAATGGGTACCCACATGCAGCATCCCGGCTGGTCCAAGGTTTTTGGCCTGGACTATGATTGGCCGGATTCCGGGTAAAAGTTTGTTGAACACAGACACACGACATGGGTAGACAATCTCAAGTTCCAAACGGGAAGCCTAAGCCTCAGGCCGCTCCTCGTCAAATCAAACAAGCACACAAGCCGAAAAAGGCCTCACGATCCATGGCTCTAGTTCCAGTGCAGAACTCTTCTCAAAAGAGCCTCTCTCAAATCATTGCTCAATCCGATTTCATGCATAAGCATGCTATGATGTATGCTTTGGAGATGATTGACCCCCACGGCATTAGAATGCCGAAAATTGGCTCCGGACTCACTGCAATGCATGTGAGTTTAAGGGCCATCCCTATTTATAGTGGCGTTAGTGGGAAATTCTTCGCCACTGTGACCCCTAAATTGGGCAATTTTAACAACGTAGCGGAGTGGCAGTTGTACACCAATCAGACCACTACTGATTGGGACAATGTCGATTGGACCGACCCTGCCGCTTATCAATCTTTTGTTCAAGCAGAAGATGTGAGGGTAGATGACTCAACCTCACAGCTAACCAGTCACCTTGGTTACTGGGTTCATGCTGTTGGAGGAGGAATTTTCGCCACCACGAATCTGCTTGGCACCACACCCACTTCCTTTACAGATTACAATCTGTTTTTGACTGATCAGTATTACAAGACTTTGGATCTTGAAGCTGATGGGTTGTACAGACTCGATTCTGGACAACATTTCATGGCGGAATTCCAGGCAACTGGAGCGACCTTAGGTGTCATGAGCGTGGCCTATTGGCTGGACCGCGCTGCCACTGTCCCTGCCGTCGCTGGAACTGATTATGTTCTACAACGCCAAATTGTGATGACAAACGCAACCTCGACCGTCAGCACGTATACCATTGAGTTGGTAGTGTTTGACGCTCCCTTGTATATACAAGGTAGTTTGTCAGCCGGAACCGTTAGTGGTTCTTCACTTGTTGTAAACAACATCCCCTTTGGTCCTAACTCTAGGGGAATTGTCCAGACTATCCGCCCGACAGCACAAACTGTCTGGTTCAACTGTACCCTTCCAACCCTTAACAACGGTGGAACAGTTTCCATGGTGTGGGCTCCGCGCGCTGCCCTTGAGTCACACATTTTGACCAACTCGCCTGCTCAGCCAGGTAATTTTCAAACGTTCGAAGCCCTCTCTCATGTTGCCACCAACGGTAGTAACGC